TAGAAAAATAAAAATATGAGAATGAAATTATTTTTTTCTCCTATATAGGAAATGTGTGAGTTACACGGTTACACGGTTGCAAACACTACAAACCCGCATAAATACTGGCTTTTTTTGTAACCCAAATGAAACCGGATTTTTCAAATAGGTTACATATAAGGGAGGTGGAGGATGAAAGTAGAAGCAAAAGATATTCCTATCATACAAAGTTTCATGACGGAATATTGGAAAGCTATAAAAGAATTCTACTCAGCAGAGCTTACAGATGAATATTCCAGCAAAGTCTATGATACCTGCACAGAACTGGGAGAACTAGCAGGGACATGTCCGGACGAGAATGACAAACAATTCTTACTTGACAACATAAGAGCTTTTCATAGACTTCTTAATTCTAAACAGAGAGGAATGAGAAAAAATGTACAAACAGAAGTATAAAGAAGGTCAGCAGATCCACAAAGACATATATCTGTACATCTGCCGGTATATCAAAGAACATCGGTACGCGCCGTCCTATAAAGAGATTGCTGATGGTGTCGGTGTATCAAACGCCACGGTGCTTCGTCACATGGACATGCTGCGAACAGATGGGTTGATTGAAACAGATCACCCGAAAACACCGAGAGCGTTCCGGCTGACAGGATATGAGTTCGTGGCAAGGAGGAAGAAACATGAAACTGTATGAGCTGTTCAAAGGTACTGAGTACGTCGGAGAATTTACGCTTGACGAGATCGCAAGCATCACAGGAGCGCATCGAAGCGCACTGCTCAACAGCGTAGCGCACGGCGTTCTCGTAAATGACTTGTGGGACGTCTCTCCGGCTTACGATCGGACTTTAAACCGAAATGACGACAATTCATTGCTTAAGCAGTTTGAAGCCGTTGCAGGGCAGATTAGGAGGCGTGTGAAGCGTGAGTAGTAAACTTAAAGCAAAACCACGAAAGCAGATGCTCCCTCTAGCTCAGTCCAATCAGGCAGCTCAGGCGTTTGGGCGAGCTATGCAGAACTGCCATAGCCAGATCAAAAGCATGGAGAAAGAAGCTTATGAGAATGGATTCAATGATGGAGAAGATTGGGCTGATACAATTAATGTCGTTACAACGATGATGGCTCTGAGACGTTTATATGGCTTTTCTACGAAACGTTTGCTCACAGTCATGCAGACTGCTAACGAGTACGCTAAAATGGCAAATGAGGGCGAAATGAGCGTCCTGAGCATGATGCAGGACATTGAAGAGAACACAGATGTAAGATTTGACGAAATGAATAAGAATCTGGTTAAGAAGATGGGAGTATAGATGAAAGATTTAATCATAGATTGCTTTGCCGGCGGTGGTGGGGCATCTGTAGGAATCGAAATGGCACTCGGAAGACCAGTAGACATAGCAATCAACCACGACCCCGACGCTATCCTGATGCACAAGACAAATCACCCTGGAACACTGCATCTGACAGAGGATATTTTCAAAGTAGATTTGCAGAAATACGTCGGAAATCAGCACGTAGCGTTGATGTGGGCTTCCCCGGACTGTACAAGCCATTCAAAAGCAAAAGGCGGTCAGCCTAGAAAACAGGGGCTTCGCATTCTTCCATGGGCTGTATATAAGCACGCAAAGGCAATTCTCCCAGATGTGATTATCATGGAGAACGTGGAAGAAATACAACAATGGGGGCCGCTCGACGAGAAAGGGCATCCGATCAAGGAAAGAGCCGGTGAAGATTATCGAAAATTTATTTCAGCAATGGAAAATATCGGTTATGAATTTGACAGCCGGGAACTGGTAGCTGCGGATTATGGAGCACCGACTACAAGGAAACGTTGGTATGCAGTGTTTCGCAGAGACGGAAAACAGATAGTATGGCCAAATCCTACGCATAATCGTTTCGGAATAGACGGTCTGAAGCGATACGAACAGTGTGGAGACTACATTGATTGGTCAGACTTAGGCAAAAGCATCTTTGACCGTCCAAAACCATTGGCAGAGGCGACACAGAAACGCATTGCAAATGGAATCAGAAAATATATCGTTGATAATCCAGATCCTTACATTGTGAAGAATAAAGATGCATTAGCATTCATAATTCAATATCACGGAGAAACCAGGCAAGGCGATTCCAGAGGGCAATTACTGACTGAGCCAATTAAGACTATTGATACATCAAACAGATATGGTCTCGTGACAGCTTTAATCACGAAATATTACAAAACTGGAATCGGTCAAGGATGTGATGAGCCGTTACATACGATAACCACATCACCCGGTCACTTCGGTGTGATATTCGCTTTTCTGGTTAAATATTATGGGACAGGATGCGGACAGGTGCTTAACGAACCGCTTGGGACCATTACCACAAAAGATAGATTCGGGCTAGTAAATGTTCTGGTTGATATCCATGGAGAAAAATACATTATTTCAGATATCTTTCTCAGAATGCTAAAGCCGGAAGAATTAAAGGTGATGCAGGGATTTCCGAAAGATTACATCATTGATCGAGACTATAAATGGAGAAATTACCCGATTGCAAAACAGGTAGCAAGAATTGGAAATAGTGTGGTTCCGGTTATGGCAGAGGCACTTGTGAAAGCTAATTGCCCGTATCTGAAAGTCGGAGAGCGTAAAGCTGCACCGATGATCTACATGCAGAATAACGGACAGGTAGCATTCGGATAAATCAATCATGGAGGACTGCACAATAGCGTGTCAGTTGCTTACATGGGGAAAGTGAGGATGGAAAATGACAGAACAGGAAAAGAAGGAACTTCTGGATGAACTGGAAAAGCGCATTGACGAAAAATACAAAGGTTGTCTTACCGGAGAAGATGTTGCAACCACGTTAAAAGTGCCGAGAGAAAAGTGGTTCAGAGACGAGAATGGAAACGGAAGAAATTCTCTGATGACGGATGCTTTTGATTCATCTATTATCTCATGGCAAGTCTGGGAAACAATACGAAAATTAACTTGCGCCGTGTGCGGTAAACAGTACGTCAGACATCTTGCAAATGTAGAGAATGCAGATGAGATTGCAGAGAAACTTTGCCAGTTTGTATACGATTTGAAGATGGATTTTAAGAAACAGGAGGACAAGAAATGTTAATTCCAACAGTACCGGCCAAAGAATTTGAAAGATTCGGTTTCAAGAAATGTGCCGGAGATTACGGGAAACATGGATGTTATTATCTTTGTGTTTCCAGGGGAATCAAAATGCTTTTTGTAAGCGATAAAGTTTTTGGTATAAACAACTGGAAAGACGATGATCCGAGAATCCATAAAACCCCAAATTGTAGGTATAGAGACAAAAGAACAAGCCTTGACATTATCTATGAACTGATTAAGGCTGGAATGTTAAAGAGTGAATTCGATGAGGAGGATACAAAATGTTAATCAGAAGTCAGGATAGAGAAGTATTGATTAATTTCAATTCTATGGCAGGCGCTGAAATTGCGGAAGGACCTATAAAAACAATTATAACATCATACATAACCGGATGCAGTTATCTGCTAGGAGAATACTCGAATAAAGCAAAAGCCATGAAAGTGCTGGATATGATTCAGGAAGCATACATGGAATACAAATCTGGTGAAATTGTTGGCAATGGGCTGGCGGGATCGGCATACACAGGAAGCTATGATACAAAAGAAAGTGTGGCGCATGGAATTGCTGTATTAAAAGGCTATGGAAATGAGATAAGAAAATCAATCCTGTTTCAGATGCCAGAAGATGGGAGCGTGGAAGCATGAAGTACAGAAAGAAGCCAGTTGTAATTGATGCAGTACAGTGGACTGGTACAAATCATCGAGAAATGTTCGATTTCCTGACGGACTATCAGTGTACAGACCAGTACATGTCGGCAGAAGGTAAGAATTTCTATATTGACCACTGGAAGGTTCCGGGTGGATTGGTTATTAAGACGCTTGAGGGCGAACATCTTGCAAACATTGGTGACTATATCATCCGCGGTGTCCACGGTGAATTTTATCCGTGTAAGCCAGATATATTCAGAGAAACTTATGAGAAGGTGGAATAATGAGCCATATCAAAGACAGATTGTCCAGTTATCATGATTGGATGCAAGATATTGTAAATAGATACAAATTGGTTACTGCTAGAGATTTTCTAGAAATGATAGAACAGCTTCAAGAGGATCTGGAACAGGATGAGAAAGAAAACGGATGGATTCCAGTCAGTGAGAGATTTCCGGAATCAAGCGGTACGTATCAGGTAACCTGCATGGACGGAAGAGTATATCGTTCAACCTATGCAAAATTTCAAAGCAGATTGAAACGCTGGGAACTAACTGGTGCTAGGGCGTATTGGAAAGTCACTGCATGGCGACCACTTCCAGAACCATATAAGGAGGACTAAACATGATTGCATTCTTATTAGTATTCACCATTGGAATCATAGTCGGAGTGACTGGCCTCATATGCGTGGCAATCATGTACGACAAGCACCACCCAGACGAATAGAAAGGAGAACGGTATGCTGACAAGGAATAAAAAGCTGAAAGACTACGGTATTCCAGCAGAAGACATAGAAAAACTGAATGCGATGCTGAAAGACTTCCCGGCAGAGTACGGATACTTGCTTTCCAGTGCTGCCTTGTCAGCTTGCCCGAAGAACACGGTGATAGCGGATATGGTTATCGAAAATATCCTGTACCGGAAAAGCTATAGGAAAATCAGCAGAGAAAGATATATCCCGATGAATCCGAAGGATTTCTACGGATACAGGCGCAAGACCGTCGCTGTACTGTATGAGAGGATGAGGCTGTTGGGAGTGTGGGAGGAGGAATAAAAAATGTGTCTTGTATGGTTGGCAATTATGTTTGTTTGTTGGATTTTAGGTGCAAAAATATCAGATATTAATGTGGCAATGATAGCAATTTTCTATATTGGCGATTGCATTTCTGACCTTGCAAAAGCAATTGAGAAGAGGAGTGAAAAATGAGGTTAATTGATTTAATAGCAGCAATTGGCGGCGATCCTGAAAGTGAAGATAAAATTCAGATATGCCATCCGGGTAGAAGCTGGGAGGATTACGATACATTCAATACCGGTTCGAAGCTGTTGAAACCATTTTATAACTTGAAAGTAAGCTGCCTTTCAGCGATAGAAACGGATGTGATTAGAGTTGACTTGGCTTTTGATAAGAAAGAGGGTTGTGATTAAATGAGCAGACTAATTGATGCGGACGATTTAATTGAATATATTAAAATCTGGGAAATTGGAAATAGTATTAGTTCCGACCAAAAAGAGTTTATTGACTGTATTAATAGACAACCAACAGTTTTTGATGTAGATGAAGTTGTTCAACGGTTGGAAATGTTAATCGAAAATAAAGTTTCAGAATCGGGTGACGATTGGTATACAGCTCAATGTCTGAATGAAGCAGTTGATATCGTGAAAGGCGGTGGAGTTGAATGAGTAAATCAGTATTAGTGATTGATACACCAGAAAACTGCGGAAAATGTAAATTTATAAGTGAATTTTGGTGCAGAGCAATGGGCGCCAGGAGAGTTCCAAACAATGATGTAGTTCCTGTTTGGTGTCCCCTGAATCCACTGCCGGAGAAAGATATGGAAAGCTATTTTCCAGACGAATTTGGAGATGGATATTCTACTGGGTGGAATGCTTGTATTGATGTGATTACAAGGGAGGTGGAATGATCATGTGGTTTTTGTGCCAAGAACCGTGCAAAACATTAGATCAGGCACGGAAAAGAGCAATGGAAATTGGACGAGAGAATTTTGATTCAATTCATAAAGAGTGTTACGGTTTATTTTTTAAAAGAACAGTATATGTGGTTCTCTGGTGGAAATGGATTGAGAAAGAAGAGGTGAAGTAGATGGAGAGATTAACAGAAAGATACATTGATGAAGATGATGGGAGAGAAAGTGGTCACATAGAGCACAGAAAAAATTTTGTAATCTTATTGTCAATGATAAATACATTTTTCACTGTGAAGAAGTTGGAGGAGATGAAAAATGGCTTATAAAACTGTCAAGAAAATGGGCGTTAGCCCTATTACAAATACCGTTTACTATGGAAATGTAAATGAAGAAAAAGGTTTATGGGTAGGTGAGAAAAAAGACGTAACCGATATGGCAATCGCCGCTGTATTTGAATGGTTCATGAATCAAATGGATGAAAAAGAAGAGTTTGCGATCTCATATCCAAATGTTTCAGAGTTTACGTTGAAGATGGTAAGAGAGGAGCGATAAATATGTCAGACAAGCTCACACCAGACATAACCCCGCAGCTCGCCATATCAGCATTCGCAGTGCTACATCAATATTGCAGCTTAATCAGTCCACATGACTGTATCAGATGCACATTTTACGAACATTGCCTGGAGTGCTTCATGGGGTGTCCGGGAGATCAGGGCGAGACAATAAGAAAATTACAAAGCAATGAATAAAATTAGAGAGTCGGTATTTACCGGCTCTTTTTTTAGCACAAAATTCCTCAAACATGTACCACAACTTTTCTGCTGACCCGTGATAGAATATACTCAGAAGTATTACTATGGGATTTTATAGCTTAATTCAGAAAGGATATGATTGGATGTTGATAGGATGGCAAACGAGGAAAATTTAAAACCATTTACAAGCAATCAAAGCCGTGAGGAAGCCGTGAGAAACGGACAAAAAGGCGGTATTGCATCTGGATATTCTAGGCGACAAAAAAAAGCCCTTTCTGATTATGTAAAAATTATAGCCGAAAGTCCTGCATCAAGTACTGCAAAAAAGAAACTTGCAAAAATGGGGATTGCTGACGAAGACGCGAATAACATGGCGGTCGTAGCAACTTCTCTGTATAAAAAAGCGGCAGATGGAAATATACAGGCTATCGAAAAATGGGAGCAGCTAACAGCAGTTTCAAAAGATGATGATGAAAAATATGAACTTCCTGCCAGAGTACTTGGCAAGGCATTCGTGGATATTAACCGACAGATTAAGCCCAACATTGAATATGTATTCGAGGGCGGTCGAGGCGGTCTGAAATCTTCATTCGTAGCTTTTAAGATTATTGAGCTTATCAAGAATAATCCTCAGATGCACGCCTGCATTACAAGACAGGTGGCCGGTACTCTGAAAGATTCTGTATATGCTAACTTGAAATGGGCCATCAACGAACTGGGATTGATGGAAGAATTTGAATGCAAGGTGTCACCACTTGAGATCAAGTATATTAAAACAGGACAGACAATATACTTCCGTGGTCTGGACGATGAAACCAAGCTGAAATCTATTAAGCCGGAGTTTGGATATATCGGAATCCTCTGGAAAGAAGAAAAAGATCAAATGAAGGGAGATGCTCAGGAACGTTCTGTTAATCAGTCGGTGCTTCGTGGTGGTGATGAGTCCTATGATTTTTCATCATACAACCCACCAAAGTCAAAATCAAACTGGGTAAACAGGATTAAGCTCACGCCTAACCCGAAAAGAGTTATTCATCATTCGAGTTATCTGGAAGCCCCGGCGGAGTGGCTCGGACAGAAGTTTATTGACGATGCAGCACATCTGAAAGAAATCAATCCAGAAGCCTATGAGCATGAATACCTGGGTGTTCCGAATGGTGACGGCGGAAATGTATTTGAATATCTGGAGATTAGAGATATCACAGACGAAGAGATCAGCCACATGGATCGCATTTTCGCTGGTGTAGATTATGGATGGTACCCGGATGCCTTCTGCTATCTCCGAACTTATTATGATTCTGCCAGAGAGAAAATATATCTTATTGACGAATTGTATGTAAATAAATGGAGTAACTCCAAGACTGCTGATTGGATTAAGAAAAAAGGCTATGACGATTACACGATGATATGTGATTCTGCGGAACCTAAGTCCGTGAATGACTTCCGGGATGCCGGACTTCCTGCCAGAGGAGCAATCAAAGGACCAGGAAGTATCGAGTATGGTTTTAAATTCTTGCAAACAAAGACTATAGTCATTGACCCGAAGCGGACACCGAATGCATACAAAGAAATTACAGAGTATGAGTATGATCGGGACAAAGAGGGAAATGTAATAAGCGGTTATCCTGATGGAAACGATCACGCAATCTCGGCACTTAGGTATGCTTATGAGCCGTTATTTAACAGGAGAGGTTACAGTGCATAATGGGACTTATAACAACACTAAAAAGGTGGTTTAACATGATTTTCAAAAAACAAGCCGAAGAGGACTTTAAAATCCAGGCAGCAGAATTTCCGGAGATGGAATCGCTGATTAACCGGTGTGCGAACATATACAGGGGCGTACCAGAATGGCTAGATGATAAGAATAATATCAAGACGATTAACTTTGCGAAATCTGTCTGCTCAGAGACTGCCAGACTCGCAACACTGGCGATCGGCATTCAGATTGACGGCTCCGCAAGGGCTACATGGCTACAGGAGCAGATTGACAAGGTATATTTCCAGATTCGGCACTGGGTAGAATACGGCTGCGCTTACGGAACAGTTTTTATTAAGCCAAACGGGGAGAGCCTTGACGTATTTACTCCGGCAGATGTGATGATTGTAGATTATGACAATCAGGAGATTAAAGGGATTATTTTTAAGGATTCTTATACCGTTGGGCGGAAATACTATACAAGGCTTGAATATCATAGGTTTGTTGAGACTACCGTGGACGGCGTGACAACCTATCCGTACTATGTCTCCAACAGAGCCTATGTGTCAAAATCCCCTCAGAGTATCGGAGATAAGATTGACCTTAAACAGACCAAGTGGGCTGACCTCATGGCAGATACGCCACCGATTCTAAAAGCAAACGGGGAGAAACTGGACGGAGCTTTGTATGGAGTATTACGGACGCCACAGGCGAACAATGTGGATATCAGTACACCACTTGGACTTCCGATATTTGCCGAAGCTATCGAAGAATTAAAAGACCTCGACATTGCATACAGCAGAAACGCCGGAGAAATTTTCGATTCTCAGAAGATCGTCCTGGCAGATGATAGACTGCTGATGCCAAGCGGCGCACCTGTATCAGCCATGTCACCACAGGGCATGGAAAATAGGCGAAACGAGATGAGATTACCGCACTTTGTAAAGAATGTATTCGGGGAGGGTGAAAAAGAATTCTATCAAGAAATCAATCCACAACTCAACACGGATACCCGTATAAGTGGCATAAATGCCCTTTTAAGCCAGTTAGGGTACAAAATTGGATTCTCCAACGGGTACTTTGTTTTCAACGAATCTAGTGGCATTCAGACAGCTACAGGAGTGGAAGCAGAACAGCAGAGGACAGTGCAGTTCATTAAAGATGTTCGAGACAAACTGGAATCCTGTCTGGACGAAGTTATCTACGCGCTGAATGTTTACGCTGACCTGTACGGACTTGCACCTGTCGGAGCTTATGAAGTCAATTATGATTTCGGAGATATCCTGTATGTGCGTGAAAACGACCGTGCAAGATGGTGGCAGTATGTGACTACCGGCAAGGTCCCGGCATGGTTGTATTTCGTGAAGTTCGAGGGAATGACTAAGGAAGAAGCGAAAGCAATGGTCAAAGAAGCTCAGCCAGACGAACCAAAACTGTTTGGAGATGAGTAGTTATGTTAAGCCCAGAATATTTACGGCAAATTACAGAGGGCAGTGAACAAATTGCAGAAGAACTGCACCAGTATATCATCTCTGAGATCGTGTCGCGAATGATGGCAAGAATCGGCAGAGGCGAGGATTATATCCTAACCAATGCCGATGCGTGGAGAATCAGAACGCTACAGGAATCTGGTGAACTGCTAGAGGACATTCTGGCAGAATTATCAAAATACACCAAACGTGAACAGCAGGAACTTCTTGAAGCGTTTGAGGATGCCGGAATCACTGCAATGAATTACGATGATAAGGTATATAAGGCAGCAGGGTTAAGTCCTGTACCGCTTGAGCAGTCTCCAGCTATGATAAGGCTCATGGAACGGAATATGCTTGCGACTATGGGTGAGTGGAAGAATTTCACACGAACCACCGCAAGTGCCGCTCAGAGGCTCTATATCGAACAATGCGACCTTGCATATAATCATGTAATGACTGGAGCGGTTGGGTATACGCAAGCCATCAAAGAGGCAGTTAATAATGTTGTATCAGATGGTGTCACCGTCACATATCCATCTGGCAGAAAAGACACGATTGAAACCGCAGTTGCGCGTTCTGTCAGAACTGGTGTGGCACAGGCTACGGGAGATATATCCCTAAAACGCATGGAAGAAATGGACTGGGATTTAGTTCTAGTCAGTGCTCACATAGGAGCCAGAACGGGTGACGGCGGCCATAATCCGGGCAATCACTCATGGTGGCAAGGTAAGATATATTCTCGTTCGGGCAAGAGCAAGAAATTTCCGCCTTTCTCATTGACCGGATATGGAACGGCAAGCGGACTGTCAGGCGTCAACTGTCGGCATAGCTTCGGAGCCAGTGACGGAGAATTTAATCCTTATGCAGAATTATCAGCGCAGGATAAAGCCGACAAAGGTAAGCAGTACGAAAAGGAACAACGACAACGTACTTATGAGCGAAGAATCCGCAAGACAAAGAGAGAAGTCCTTGGAATGCAAGCGGCGGTTGATAACTGTAAGGACGAACAGACAAGATTTGCACTCCAACAAGACCTTGACCGGAAGTCTTATCTTTTGCAGAAACAAAATGCTGCATACAAAGATTACTGCAAGCAGAACGACCTGAGAGAGCTGCAAGACCGGCTTATGATAGCGAAGTGGAACCGCCAGAACGCCGCCAAAGCCAGAGGAGCGGCAAGGAGATATAAAACAGCAAAGGGGATTGACTGATGGATAGATGGGAGTATTTCAATCCGAATCCTGTTAAGGGTAAGAGAACCGGAGATTGCGTTGTCCGGGCAATATGCAAGGCAACCGGTTTTGACTGGGAAACGGTATTCGCCGGATTAATGATACAGGCGTGCGCTCTGTCAGATATGCCGAGCGCAAATTACGTCTGGGGAGCGTATCTTTATAAGCATGGATACAGACGCAAACTGATTGAACAATCAGAACGATATATCTATACAGTCAACGACTTTTGTGCAGATCATCCAACAGGCACATATATCCTCTGCATAGATGGTCATGTGGTGACAGTGCAAGAGGGCAAATATTACGATACATGGGATAGTGGAAACGAAGTCCCGGTATATTACTGGGAAAAGGAGTAGCTAAATGAGCATACAGGAATTTATTCAATTGTTTCTTTCAGTCTGCGGAGGGGTGTCCATTGTCGGAGGGGCGGCAGCCGTAATCTTTAAGTGGATTACACCGGCATTCCGGCTTAATAAGCGAGTGGAGACACTGGAAGAACATGATAGACGAGATTATGAAAGTCTTCGGAGAATCGCAGAACGTGATTCATTAATTCTGGAAGTGTTGTCGACCATGTTGGATAGTCAGATCAGTGGGAATAATGTAGAAGAATTAAAAAAAACAAAACAGAAGCTTACAAATTATCTTGCACAGAATCAGCGTTAGCATTAGTAAGGGGTATGCTCATGAAATTATATGTGTTCACTAAGAAAGATATAGATAGATTTTTGACAGAGTGTAATTTCACGCCGGACGAAGAAAAGCTATTCCGACTGAGATGCAAGGAATATACGCTCGAATACTGCGCTGAACAGATGAATGTGAGTATATCCACGGCGAAACGATTAAGCCGCCGGGTGAATAATAAAATAATCAAAGTATGCTGATACGATAAAAGCCCCGGAGATTATCCAAGGGCTTTTTTGCAATAAGACTATTAATTTTTTCATCATTATGGTATAATATCGTTGTCGCTTGCAGAGGATGTTCTGTAAGTGGAGTGACCAACAATTCCGGTCGCCGAGGGTTGAAACAATAATTTTAAGTGTAAAGAGCTGGTTTTCGGCTCTTTATTCTTTCGCATTTTTCCCGTCCCCGTAACATTTGTAAAACGCCACTGTAAGCTCCGCCAGTTCCTGCGGCATAAGCTTTTCTTTTAAGCTGTCCGGAATACGGCTGTAGTTTGCTCGGAATGTATCAGAACATCTACCGATACTGCAAGCCTTCTTGACTTGTTCGAGCTTGTACATCGCTCCAAGTTCTTCCATACTGATTTCTCCAGCGTTAACGGATTCCCGTCCTTCTTTTGTTAAAATAGACATTGCCTCTTTCTTATTGATAATTCCGATTCCATTAATTCTCATGATATTTTCCTCCTTTTTATAAAATGCGATATCTCACGATATCTTCAACTTTCTCAGGACTTCCATACCAGTATTTTTCGTCTGAATTCCATTTAAGCCCAAATTCTTTTAAAGTCTTTCTACAATAAAAAGTATTTCCAGAAACGACTCCATCGCCAAGATTAAAAAGAACTTCGCGTCCGTCAAGGCAAGCGTTGAAATATTTGCCAAGTTTTGCAAGCTTGAGATCTTCTTTGGCTTTTTCCCATGCTCTTTTAAGTGCTACAGAAATAGTGCATTTACACTGTCTTACGATACTCCATGCATTCTTCATGATTTCTGATTTGTTATACTTCATAACGCTTACCTCCTAAATAATTTCTTGTTCCTCTTTCTGATATTATAATATCACTCAACGGGTGATATGTCAATACTTTTTTGAGCTGTTTTAAAATTGATTTCCATGCAAGAAAAAATCCTGGAGCTTTACTTTTATTGATAAACATAGTAATCTGCGATATTATAAATTGGGCTATTTTTATTATTCTTCTATTTTTTTAATATCTTCTCTTACAACTCTCTCAAGCAAACTAATAACATACTCTGGAGGATTGCGTTTACCACCCTCCCAGTTTTCTATGCTTCTTTTAGGAATACCATATTTTTCAGAAAAAGCTTGCTGCGTAAGCCCGGACAACGTCCTGATTTCGTGAAAATCAAGAGGATCTGAAGGAACTTTTCCAGGAAATACATCCTCTTCTTTTACCTGATATGCGAAGAATCCCATCGAGGATGGAAGGATTCTGAAATAGAACACCTCATTGTCTTCTTCTGTCCAGGTTTGCTGCAAAAATATTTTTGAGCGCTGTTCATCTAATGCAAACTTTTCATCTGAATCAGAATAAACAGCATAAGAACATAAATTTCCTGTGTCAGTTTTTATTCTTTTCATTTCATCATAGATAAATCTAGTTCTGACATATCTAACTATACTATATACTTGTTCTATTTTAAGATTTGGAAATAAAATTCCAATCTGTTTATATGTCCTGTTCCAAAAACGCATATTATATTTAGCATCTAGTTCTATTGATACATCACTATAACCATTACTACAAACTGACAGAAGATGATACACTGTATCAATTATTTCCTTATCATTGATTGGAGAAATTAATTCTGCATTATCTGGAAAATCAAATGGTAAAAGATTTGACTTCTCCTGATTCTCAAGATCGTGTTTTACCATGTTCAAAAACTCTTCATAATCGTATTTTTTTAACATCTTATTTCCGCTCCATCTTTTCTTCATAATCGCTCAAAGCTTCTTTAAATTTTCTTTCGCAAATATTGTTTTCGCAATCAATATCGCTATTTAATTCAACGTCTAATTCTCTTGGACTGTAAGTGCAATAACGGTTTTCGATAAACCATTTTGCTTCTTTGATCTCGTAAATAGTTTCCATGGCTTTTTTCATGCGCTCCGGCATTTTCTTTCTACCTTTGGATTCATGAAAATTAATGCAACTGTTTCCATACTCGATCATTTTCTTACGGATATCCTCAGCCCAGGCGATCTGCTTTGGACTACCAATCAGTTCCGGTAATTCTTTACACATATTCTTTGCTTCCCTCCATGCTTTCTTGAGACCAGAGGAAATAGACATTCTCATTTTCTTAACTAACTCCCATGCTCTTTTCATTATTGCTGATAAATTATATTTCTTCATGTCTTTTTCCTCCTTGATTTCTTGTTCCTCTTTCTGATATTATAATACCACCCAACGGGTGATATGTCAATACTTTTTCGATACTTTTTTGAACTTTTTAGATTGATACATCTATGCAAAAATATAATTAGAAAGGTGGTGCATAAGATGGCATTATATAACAATCCTTATCAATATAGCTTTGGTGTTCCGGGACAGATGAATCAGTTTCAGCAACAGCCTGTTCAGATGCCAGCTCAATCAGTGCAACAACCACAGCAGAATAACAATGGCATCCTGTGGGTATCTGGCGAAGTCGGCGCGAAATCCTATCTGGTAGCACCCGGTACAAGTGTTTTGCTGATGGATAGTGAAAGCGAAAAGTTCTACATAAAATCCACGGACGTTTCCGGTATGCCACAACCACTACGGACGTTTGAGTATCACGAGGTAGGCACTCAGATGCCACCTAAACAGCTTGTTCGGGAATCAGATGATAAATACGTCACGCGGCAGGAATATAACGACTTAAAAAGCAAATACGAAGCTATCATAAACCGATTAAATTCTTTTTCTGAACCTGTTAGGGCTAATACCGCACAGGAATCAGCAGTCAAGGGAGGAAACGCAGATGAGTAATCCATTATTCAATGCCCTCGGTGGTGGGATGCCACAGGGAAATGGGCCAATGCAGATGATACAGCAGTTTATGCAGTTTAAACAGAATTTTAAGGGAGACCCGAAGGAAGAAGTCCAGAAGATGTTACAGTCTGGGAAGATTTCCCAACAGCAACTTAACCAAGTTCAGCAGATGGCAGGACAGTTTCAGAATCTGCTAAAAAATATGAAATAGTACATTACAATCTGGCCAGATTGATGTAAATACACAATAAAGGAGATATAACTATGGATGGAAATTTAACAGCATCAGATGTTGCTCTTTTAACTGGAAACAACAGAAATGATGGCATGTTTGGTGGAGATGGTGCATGGTGGCTTATCGTGCTTTTCTTGTTCGCATTCTGCGGATGGGGAAACAATGGCTGGGGCAACAATGGCAACGGTGGTGGATATACAGCCACAGCAGCTACTCAGGCGGACATTCAGAGAGGATTCGATAACTCCGCAGTAATCAGCAAACTTGACGGAATCAATAGCGGCCTGTGTGATGGATTCTATGCCATGAATAACGGTATGCTTACTGGATTCAATGGAATCAACACCAACATCATGCAGACCGGCTTTGGAATCCAGCAGGCTATTAATGCCGATACTGTAGCCAATATGCAGAACACAAACGCATTGCAGGCGCAGCTTGCAAACTGCTGTTGTGAAACCAGAGAAGCTATCCAGGGTATGAACTACAATATGGCACAGAATACCTGTGCATTGCAGAACACAATGAACAGTAACACAAGAGACATTATTGACAGCCAGAACGCAGGAACAAGAGCAATTCTTGATTATCTTTGCAATGAAAAGATTTCTTCTCTTCAGGCTGAAAACAATGACCTCAGACGTGCTGCTTCTCAGGATCGCCAGAGTGCATTACTCACAACTGCAATGGCTTCTCAGACACAGCAGCTCATTAATGCAATCAATCCAGCACCGATTCCGGCATATCAGGTTCCTAACCCGAACACATACTACGGATGCGGATGCAACACTGGATGTAATTGCTGATAACTTCATATCGAGAGTATCTTTCGATTGATTCGAATGTCGGCTTATGCCGTATTACACAGAGGGGCAGGCTGAGACCTGTCCTTTTGTGATATGAAAGGAGTAAAAATTATGGCAGAATTTACAAATGTAGCTGCTCAGACTGTAGCAGCAAATGGAAACGTAGTATTTTCAAACACAGCAGTTAAAGGCTCTAACTGTATTCAGCACAGAGAGGGAAGTGGAATTATTACGCTGAGAGGACTGACTAATCAGTGCAAAGCGAGATTCTTTGTGGATTTTTCTGGCAATATCGCAATTCCAACAGGCGGTACTGTCGGAGCTATTTCTCTGGCTATTGCAATCTCTGGCGAACCTGTATTATCTTCTCAGATGATCTCTACACCGGCAGCAGTAGACCAGTACAACAATGTGTCCTCTGGCATCTATATTGATGTACCTCGTGGATGCTGCGTTAATATCGCGGTAGAGAACACTAGCGATCAGGCAATTTCTGTTGCAAACGCAAACATTGTTGTAACCAGAGAAGCGTAGGAGGTGCAGTTATGAGAGATATTAAAGATTTATGCGCAAGAATTGAAGATGAACTGTCCAAAATCGCTGACAGTGGACTGACCACTGGAAATCTGGATATGACGTATAAGCTGATTGACATGTACAAAGATATCAAGAATACACAGTACTGGGACAAAAAAGTGGAGTACTACAACACTGTCCTTGATGAGATGCGCGGCGGCTACAATGACGATTACAGCGAACGTGGAAGAAAGCGCGACAGCATGGGGAGATACAGCTCAAATGATGGCAGAATGATGCCGGATTACGACAGAGGTAGTTCTTATGCCAGACGCGGTGAGCATTATGTTAGAGGACATTACAGCCGTTCTGATGGGCGAGACGCTTACGATGACTATATGACGCAGAAACAGAGCTATCGTTCCGGCAAGTCTGAGGACTGCAAAAGAAAGATGCTTGCTGCTCTGGAAGAACACCTGGACGAACTCACAACAGAAATGAGCGACATGTCCAAGGACGCAGAGTGCCGGGAAGAACGTGATCTTGTCAAGAGATACGTGGAAAAACTCCGGGATATGCTCTAATTGGCTAAAACATGTACCACAACTTTTGGAAAGGTTTGTGGTACAATGTATTTATGAGGAAGATTCGTAAGTGGTTTCCGCCACTTGACATAGACATTTTTCATTGATTCCTCCTTTCTCGGGTGCGTGTCCTTAATAGAAAATGCAGTGGCCGGATTGTCACATAAGATGCATGAGGTTGAAAAGCGGATGCAATTTCCGACACGTGCCATTACTGTCTATATGACTTGCTCGCTCGCATAGACAGTACGCACCTCCTTGTAAAAGGTAAATGGGCGGACAGGCGCCCGGAACAACTCGTGGCAGGCATGACACGTTAAACACCTTGCTAACCCGGGAATCCGGGTTGACGAAATGTAGCTCAGGTGGAAGAGCGGAGGACGCATAGTCCTTGACGTCGGTGGTTCGAGTCCACCCTTTTCGATTACCTTGCCAGTGGTCTAACTGGCTTAATCCATACCTGCGGCGGCAGGTCAATAAACACGACCAGGAGGATATGTATGCAGAAACTTATTGACACATTAAAATCATTTGGAATCGAGATCCCGGAGGACAAACAGGCAGATGTGAAGAAAGCACTCTCTGAGCATTATAAGAATGCGAAAGAAGTAGCAAAAACTCTGTTAAAGGTCGAAGGAGAACGAGACAGCTGGAAAGAACGTGCTGAGACAGCAGAGGAAACCCTGAAAGGTTTTGACGGTATCGACCCGGCGAATGTTAAGACCGAGTTAGAGACTTGGAAGCAGAAAGCGGCAGATGCAGAAAAAGAGTTTAATGCAAAAATCTATGACCGTGATTTCTCAGATGCTCTGAAAGCAGCACTCGACGATGTTAAGTTTTCCAGTGAAGCGGCTAAGAAGTCTGTTATGGCAGACATCAAGGAAGCAGGATTGAAACTAAAAGACGGCAAAATCCTTGGACTGAACGACTTAATCGAACAGATGAAGCAGTCTGACGCGTCTGCTTTTGTGGATGAATCTCAGCAACAGGCTCAGCAGAATCAGGCGAGATTTACCACTCACGTTGGACAGCAGCAGACACCAGGAAGCATGACAAAGAAAGATATCGAAGCGATCAAAGACCCATCCGAAAGGCAGGCTGCAATTGCTCAGAATATCCAGCTATTCCAGTGATTTTTTACACCGACTATACACCAGAGTATAGCCGCTAACCCAATACCTTAACAATTATGGGTAGAAAGGATTTTTTTATGCCAGCAAAAACTAATCTTATTATGACTAATGATATTCAGGTCACAGCACGTGAGATTGACTTTGTTACCAGATTCGAAAGAAACTGGCAGCACTTACGTGACATTCTGGGTATCATGAGACCTATCAAAAAGCAGCCGGGTGCTGTACTCAAGTCAAAATACGCAGAGGGTACTTTACAGAGTGGAAAAGTTGGCGAGGGCGAGGAGATCCCTTACAGCAAATTCGTTGTAAAAGAAAAGAACTATGCGGAAATGACTATCGAAAAGTACGCAAAGGCTGTATCTATCGAAGCAATCAAGGATCACGGTTATGAGAACGCTGTTCAGATGACCGATGATGAATTCCTTTTCCAGCTTCAGACTGACGTTACCAGCAGATTTTATGACTATCTGAAAACCGGTACACTTACTTCCACAGAAACAACATTCCAGATGGCTCTGGCAATGGCTAAAGGCCGTGTAGAGAACAAATTCAAACAGATGCACAGAAATGTGACTGGCGTTGTTGGATTTGTGAACATTCTGGACGTATATGAATACCTCGGAGCAGCTGAGATTTCTATTCAGAACCAGTTCGGATTCCAATACATGAAGGATTTCATGGGATTCAATACCATCTTCCTGTTATCTGACAGTGAGATCCCACGTGGACAGGTTATCGCTACTCCTGTCGAGAACATCGTACTTTACTATGTTGACCCGAACGAATCTGACTTCGCAAGAGCAGGTCTTGTGTATACCGTTTCCGGTGAGACAAACCTGATCGGATTCCATACTCAGGGCAACTATCACACAGCAGTGTCTGAGGCGTTTGCGGTTATGGGACTTACTCTTTTTGCGGAGTACATTGACGCAATCGCAGTAATCACCATTGATGAGACACCAACGCTTGGCACTCTGACAGTAAATTCCGTGGCTGGAACAGCAAGCGGTGATACAAAAATTACCGTAAATCCGACTAAGGAAAATGCCAACAACGTATATAAATACAAAGTTGCAGCAGATGCAGTAACTGTCGGATATGGCCAGAACCTCAGAAACTGGACTTCTTGGGACGGAAAAGCTGACATTAAGGCGGCAACTGAACAGAAGATCACAGTAGTTGAGTGTGACGGAACATACAAAGCACTGAATGCCGGAAGTGCGACTGTAACAGCAAAATCATAAATGTAGGAGGTAACTGGCATGGCTTATGCAGATTATAAATTCTATACAGAATCATTCGGCAATGTCGTGCCAGAAACCGAATTTCCACGACTGGCAGAAAGAGCCAGTGATTTTGTGGACACAATGACGTTTGACAGGTTGGTGGACGGACTGCCAACAAACGAACGTTCGCAAAAACGTATCAAAAAGGCGGTCTGTTCATTGACTGAATTAATGTATCAGATTGAACTTGCTGAGAAGAATGCTACCAATGCCGCTGTGAGCGGTACGTCAACCGCAATCGGGTCCGGTGGTAGCACGACAGGCATTGTAACATCTGTGTCTTCCGGCAGTGAATCCATCTCTTACGCAACGCCACAGCAAATTGGGGCAAGTGCAAAGGAATGGAGTGCGGTGTATGCTGCCGCCGGAGATGTGCAGAAAACGAACGACTTGCTCTTAAAGACAGCTTTGCCGCTTCTGATGGGAGTAAGGACGGATGATGGAATACCGATTCTTTATGCGGGGGTGTGAGTATGAAATGCAGACAGTGCGGAAAAGAACTTAAGCCACATTGGAGTACCGACATTTGCCTTGAATGTTCAAGGGAAAATATGAAAAAGATATTCAGAGAAAATCCCGAAGTAAAGCAGGCATTCCGTGAAACTATTGAAGAACTTAAAAAGCCTGAAAATGTTGAGAAAATGGCTAAAAATACAGCTGATTTTATGAATGCTATTCAGGCGTTAAGGGGTGATAAATAATGGACATTTCAACATTAGGCTCATGTATAGCAATCGTTATGATTTGCTATATCGTAGGAATGGGCTGCAAAGCATCAAAAAGAATCTCTGATGAATGGATTCCAGTAATCATGGCGGTTATTGGTGGAATTCTCGGAGCAGTCGGAATGGGAGTTATCCCGGACTTCCCGGCAACGGATTATATCACAGCGGTTGCGGTCGGTATGTTTAACGGATTGTCGGCTACTGGTGTGAATCAGGTTATTAAGCAGACAGTGCAGAAAGAGTGATTTTATGGGTGGACGTGGTGGAAGTAGTGGACTAAGTTCCAGCGGAACCAGCGGACTTGATGTAATCAGAAATGGTGAAACAACGAGGTATTATTTCTCAAACAAGAACGGGCGGCACTACTATCAGATTGGAATAGGTGGTGCGCCACAGCCTACTCCGCTGAATATGTCTGCGAGCTTTTTCAAAAAAAGAGCAGTATCCAACGGTGCTACTGTGAAAAATATCTCCGCGTCTGAGATGAGAAAAGATCAAAAAGCGTATAAGGCTGATCGTAAGGCGACAAATACATTCTTAGACAGAGAAACAGCATCGAACAGGACGCTGTCCAGTGGTTCGAGAGCAGATGCAAAAGTCAACCGCGTAAACCGCCGCAGACGTCGAAGAAAATAGCCTATGGCAAATAAAGAGACAAGCATAGCTTACGAAAATCTAAACCGCCGTATCTTTCCTGGCATTGGTGAATATGGTATACCGCAGATACAACCTGAGACATTCGAGGGCAATTGCGAATTTGTCGGTTTTAATTATGCCAGAGGAAAATGCAATAATCCAGAAGAGAAAGCTGTTCATTTCTTTTTGGACGATTATCAGTTTGATGCACTATGGAGAAATCCAGACAGGTACGTGGATAAGCTGAGCAAATTCCGGTACATTCTAACACCAGATTTCAGCACCTACACCGACTTCCCTAAAGCTATCCAGATATACAACCATTACCGCAAGCACTGGATAGGTGCATATTTGCAAGAATATGGTTGCCGTGTTATTCCAACAATATCATGGAGTACACTTGATTCTTACGATTGGTGTTTTGATGGAGAACCAGAGGGTGGAACAGTGGCGGTATCTTCAGTTGGCTGCATGAATAGCAAGAAAAAGAAAGAACTATTTCTTTCCGGCTATAATGCTATGATTGAACGATTACACCCAGAAAGCATTGTCTTTTACGGGAAAGTGCCGGAAGAATGCAAAGGTAATATTGTTAGAATCAAGGCATTCCACGACAGATTTTCAAAAGCAATATGTGAAGGATAGGAGGGTATCATGTACGAAAAAACGGTGACGATTTTTAATTATTACGAATCAGCCACGACAGGAGATGCGTACTGGTATCCTCATGTTTTATCCGGCGTTGACCTCATTACGGACAAAGGGGCAATCCTTAAAAAGTACGGGCCAGACGCAACTGACAACGCACAGTTACACGTTCGATACACTGCCCAGAATGGTGACATAACCATTACCGATAGAGACGGCAAGATTCTTCCATGGGTGCCGCCTAAAGAGTGGAAAAGGCAGATTAACAACGCTCTGGAAGACACTATCACATTCTCGGACGAGTCATTTTTTTGGGAGGGTGAGTGGAATGGTGGAACGGTATCTGACAGTGATTATCGAAATGGATTCTACCAGTACATGAATGAGAATAAGGATAACGTGTTTAAGATTACCAGTGTAGGCGGTCCGTATACACTGATTCCGCATTTTGAGATTTTGGGTAAGTAATATGAGTAAAATTCATCATTTTAAAGGGTTCTCCGTAGTTGATGGAGATATGAAAATAAAGCTAAATATGGACAGATTCTCCAGGCAGTACCAAGAAGCTCAATATCTCCTTGACGGAATGGTCATGGACAGTATGGTTCCATTTATGCCGATGATTACAGGGGACTTTATCAACCGAACAAGAATTGAAAGTACATCCTTGCAAGGAACTGGACTTGTGTGTGCAGCGGCGGCTCCTTATGGGCGTTTTCTGTATGAAGGAAAAGGAATGGTTGACGAGTTGACCGGAAGCCCCTATGCAAGACGTGGAGCAAAGAAAGTCCTTGTCAGTCAGTTCTCTGGTCGGACAGCTGCAAAGGAAAATCTTGAATACACCAAGCAGGCACACCCGCAGGCACAGGCAAAGTGGTTCGACGCCGCTAAACGACAATATGGTAGCACATGGATTCGCAAAGTAAAAGCACAGGCAGGAGGCGGCAGACATGGCAGATAAGCCTATTGGAAAAGATGCAACTGGATATGAAATCCTGACAGATGCCATGAAAGCACTTCTGAATCAGTATCCAGGACTATACGAAAATGAAACAATCAAATTTGAAGAACTTGGCAAGGAATCGGGAATTGCGTTCTCGGCAGATAACGGAGCGTTGGTCTATTCAGAAAAAGAAGATGTTTGCGGAATAATGCACCAAATTTGTCAGTACCCATTTTACGTGGTATATCGTACAGCATCTGACAAAGAAAGGCAGAAACTATCTGTTCAGAAGTTCCTTGACAATCTCGGTAAATGGATATGCCGAGAACCAGTTACCATAAATGGCTCTGAGACACGTTTAAATGCGTTTCCTGAGCTTTCTCAGGGGCGAGTGATAAAACGTATCACACGCGATAACTCATATGGTTTAGAGCCACAGGAGAGTGGCGTGCAGGACTGGTTATTGCCATTGTCAGTGCGCTATGAAAACACATATGAAGTAATATAACGAGTAACAACCGGCTATCAATTAGAGATAGCCGCTAACCTACACAGCCTTTTAAAAGTTATAGGCAGAAAGGATATTTCTATGGCAGTTACAGGCAAGATTGACCGTAAATATATGGCTCATTATATCGATGCAGGTTCTCTCTGTGGAGGACTGACACCGAAGTATGAACGTCTTGGAAAAGATCTGGAAGAGTATAACGTAGAACTCAATCCAGATACCGAAACATCTAAAAACATTCTTGGAGAATCCACATTCAAACATAACGGCTACGAAGTTTCTTCTGACGCTGATCCGTTCTATGCAGACACTACTTCTGATCTGTTCACGGCATTACAGAAGATCGTAGATGGACGTCTCAAAGACGATAACCTCAAGACAAAAGCAGTTGAGGTTCACCTTTGGACAGAAGCTACAGCAGGCAAGTATGAAGCATATCAGCAGGACTGCTACGTTGTGCCGACCTCCTACGGTGGTGACACATCCGGCTATCAGATTCCGTTTACCGTCAACTATGTTGGCGAACGTGTAAAAGGAAAGTTTGATATTAGTTCCGGTACGTTCACAGCCGACAGCGAATAAGCACATATACAAGGAGGACATGCTAAATGGCAAAAGTAATTAATACAAAAATTGATGATGGAATTCTCATTTTTACATTCACCAACAATGAAGATGAAGTTTTTTCTTCTTTCAAACTTAATCCGACGGACATTAATGTAGCAGCACGTGCAGAGGAACTGACAGAATATTTTGAGCAGCTCAAAGATTCTATTCAGAAAGTCACTTCTGGTAAAGAGATGGCGGAACTCAATAAACAGATTGAAGACAAGATCAACTACCTGCTCGGATACGAAGCATCAAAGGACCTGTTCAAGGAACCGATCACGGCAACTACTGTTTTCGGAAATGGTCAGGTATTCGCTTACATTGTTCTGGATAAAATCGCAGAAGCAATTTCACCGGAAATCGAAAAGAGAAAAAAGAAAATGCAGGCAGCAGTTAATAAGTATACGGAGAAGTATACAAAATGACCGCCTATGAGCTTCCCACCTCACTAAACATCAGTGGGGTGGATTTTTCTATTAGAACGGATTTTCGAGCAATCATTGATATTCTCGTAGCTATGAACGACCCAGAACTGGACGAGCAGGCAAAAGCAGTTGTTATGTTACAGATCCTGTTTGAGGACTGGCAAAGCATACCGGCTGAGTGCCTGGACGAAGCTTGTCAGAAAGCATCAGAGTTCATCGACTGCGGACAGTTGGACGATAACCCGAACCACCCAAAGCCCCGTTTGATGGACTGGGAACAAGACGGAGACATGATCGTGCCGGCTGTAAACAAGGTTGCTGGCAAAGAAATCAGAGCAGTGCCTTATATGCACTGGTGGACGTTTTTCGGATATTTTATGGAATCCGGCGAGTGCCTTTTTAATACCGTAGTTGGAATCCGGTCAAAAAAGGCAAAGGGTGAAAAGCTCGACAAATGGGAAAAGAAATTCTATCAAGAAAATAAAAACACAATTGACATAAAAACACGTCTCAGCGAAGAAGAGCAAGCTTATAAAGATAAGTTGAATGAGATGTTGAACCTCAAATAGTTAGGAGGTGAACGCATGGCTGCTGATGGCTCAGTCATTATTGATACCAGGATGGATACAACCGGTGTCCAAAATGGCGTATCAGCTATAAAACAGTCATTTAACGGCCTTGGGGGTGCTGTAAAGAAAATCGGTCTGCTGATTGGCGGGGCGTTTGCTGTCGGCAAATTAGCGCAGTTTGGGAAAGAATGTGTGGAGCTTGGTTCCGACCTCACAGAAGTTCAGAATGTGGTCGATGTTACATTTACCACCATGTCCGACAAGGTCAATGAATTTGCAAAGAATGCCATGACCTCTGCCGGGCTGTCAGAAACCATGGCAAAACGGTATGTCGGTACGTTCGGAGCAATGTCTAAGTCGTTCGGTTTCTCTGAAGCACAGGCTTACGACATGTCAACAGCTCTGACACAGCTGACTGGTGATGTGGCATCATTTTATAACATTTCGCAAGACCTGGCTTACATCAAGCTGAAATCGGTGTTTACAGGTGAAACGGAAACATTGAAAGATCTTGGCGTGGTAATGAGCCAGTCGGCACTTGATCAATATGCACTTGCCAATGGCTACGGAAAAACCACATCTGAAATGACAGAACAGGAAAAAGTGGCTCTCCGTCTGGCTTTTGTGCAGAAGCAGCTATCTGCCGCATCTGGAGACTTCATCCGTACTTCTGACAGCTGGGCAAACCAGGTCAGAGTTATGCAGTTACAGTTACAGTCTCTCAAGGCAACAGTCGGACAGGGACTGATTAATATTTTTACACCTGTTCTGAAAGTAATTAATGTTCTGCTCGGTAAGCTGGCAACGTTAGCCAATGCTTTTAAATCCTTTACGGAATTAATCACCGGTAAGAAATCCTCTGGTCAGACAAGTGGAAGTGGAGCAGGTCTCACAGGCGATGCAAGCGGCGTGCAGGATACGGCAGACGCTTATGGACAGGCGGCAGACAACGCCAGCAAGCTTGCGGATTCTACAGAAGATGTAGCCGATGCAACAAAAGACGCAGCCAAAGCTGCGAACGGATATCTGAGTCCACTTGATGAGATTAATCGGTATTCAACTCAGAATACATCGTCAACAGCAAGTAAAGTCCCGTCCTCAGGAACAGGATCAGGAGGAAGCCCTGGTGGTCTAGCCGGAGCTGTCGGGAGCGTTGATTATGGAAAAGTAGCAGAGGGTGAAACCGCTCTGGATAAAATCAGCAAATCAGCTGAAAAGCTTGCGAAGCTCTTAAAAAAGCTCTGGAAACCATTTCAGGACGCTTGGAAAAAAGAGGGCAAGAACACCATTAGTGCGGCGCAGATAGCCTTGTCGGGAATCGCAAAGCTCGCTAAGAGTGTAGGCAGGAGCCTTGTAGAAGTCTGGACAAATGGCACAGGTACGACAATGCTTACAACCATGCTGAGGATTGCTCAGAATGTGCTTAAAACTATTGGAAATATTGCTTCCGGTTTTGCTGACGCATGGAACAAGAATAATGTCGGAACGCAGATTATCCAGAATATTGCAAATGCTCTTGTGGTAGTTATGCAGTTCATTGAGAGGATTGCCGCAGATACGGCGACATGGGCGGCGAACTTGGATTTCTATCCATTGTTGGAATCTATCAGTAATTTGACAAGTGCATTTGCACCAATTCTGGAATCCATTGGAAATGTACTTGAATGGATTTACAACAACATTGTCCTCCCGATGCTAAAATGGGTCATTGAGGTAGGGCTTCCGACAGTGATTAATCTGGTGTCAAAAGTAGCTACGTTTCTCGCCGATCATCAGTCGATCGTTGAAGCGTTCGGTGCGGCCCTGATCGGGGCGTTCGCAGCGGCGAAGATTGCAGGATTGGCGTCGATAATCATTAAAAACGTGTCTGGAATCGCTATGGCCGCAAAGGGGCTTATCTCGTTAATGACTGGTACAGGCGGCATCATGGGCGGTATCAAAGCCATTGCAACAGCTATCGGACCAGGTGGAGTCTTTGTTCTTGCAGTCGGCGCATGTATTGCGATTGGTGTATTACTGTACAAAAACTGGGACAAAATCAAAGAAGCTGCTACAAAACTGAAAGACTGGGTTATTGGAAAAACAAGGGGACTTGTTGACGGAGTTACAAAAAAATTAACAAACCTTAGGGAAAAAATCAGTGGGGTATGGAAGTATGTGAGTGAAAAAACCACGACCACTTTCAAAAACATGTGGAATACGGTAACTACAAAAGTAGGAGCTATTAGGGACACTATTGTCGACAAGTTTTCTAATGCGAGGGATACCGTAGTTGATATATTCACAAAAATAAGAGACACCGTAGTGTCAGTATTCAACAAAGTAATCAGTACTATCAACGGTGCGATTGGAACTATTAACGGCGCGATCAGTACCGTGGAATCAGCTTTTTCGTTCGGCCCATGGAAAGTACCGACCCCGACTGGTTCAAAGACTATCGGGTTTAAAGCTACTTTCCCACGAGTTCCGACAGTTCCATATCTGGCAAAAGGTGCAGTCATTCCGCCTCGAAGTGAGTTTCTTGCAGTTCTGGGCGACCAGAAGCAGGGTAACAATATCGAGACACCGGAAGCTCTGCTCAGAAAGATTGTCCGGGAAGAAACAGCAGGACGACAGGCAGGTGGTGGAAGCTACCGATTTACGGCTCAGATCAACCGCAGGACACTGTTTGACGAGATGATGAAAGAAGCACAGATGAGACGAGATACAAGCGGCAAAAACCCGTTTGAAATGGCATAGAAAGGAGGGCGTTATGGAAAAATACAAAATCAATGGAACAGTAATTTGGCAACCGGATAAAGACCTTGCGCTCTCCTTTGCCACGACTTACACGGAATCCAGTCAGAGGACACAATATGGTGTAGGCTACTTTACGCCGATGTTTACCGTAGAGCAGTATACATATAAGGGTAGTGACCTCCCAATGGAGGAAGCAACTAAGATTTTGCAGATGGTAGCAAAAGGACATAAATTTACGCTACATTATTTCTCGCCGTATTACGGAGTTTGGAGAGACGCTCCATTCTACGTGGGTCAGACGCAAAACATAGCCATCGGGGAACTGTCGGATGATAGAAAACTTTTATCATCATTAGAATTTAATATGACGGGGGTGAATCCACTGTGATTAACGTAAGTAACGCATTTAGAGAAAGGCTTGAAGCTGGCGAACCAGTCAGAATGGTAGTGGATATCACCTTTCCTGACGGAACAAAAAAGACCATTAATAAAGATATCATGAACGGCGACAACGGATTTTCCGACTGTGCAGATAGCAGCAGTTTTCCAGTCGGCGTTACTGTCTGTAAAACGCTGACGCTGAGTATTAATAACGATCAGGAGCAGTGGAAGAACTACAACTTTTACGGAGCTAAGATTCATGCTTATCTGAAGCTTCAGACGTCGTATGCGGCACCGGAGTCTGTAAGCACGCTGCTGGACGAAAGTTATAACCCGATTCTGGACAGTACCGGTGATCCTATCATCGCAACACAGGCAGCTACGAAAGACATCATTGAAACTATTGACAAGGGAGTCTATACGGTCACTACGCCAGAGCAATACTCAGATATCATCAATGTTACGGCGCTGGATGATATGTATAAGGCGAATAAGACATATACCAGCGGATTAAAACTGCCGCAGTCGCTCATTAACCTTGTCAGAGATGCTTGTAAGACTGTCGGCATAGGTATGAATCTGACCATGGACCATGGCGATATTATAATAAGAAGCGTTCCTGACAGTATGACGTTTCGCCAGTTGTTCGGATATGCGGCTATGGTTGAGTCTGCGAATGCCCGGATTGATTATTCCGGGAATCTCCAGTTTGTAAAATGGGATTTTGGGAAAATGGAATCTGACAATGCCGCGACTGTGGATACAGATGGTTTTGTTCATTTCGGCGATGCTAACCCGTCTATTGATACCGACGGTTTTGTTTCTCTGCCAGGATGGACTATTAACGCAGAGGGATTCCTGGCTCTCACATCCGGCCCAGGCAGTGACGTTCAGAGATTGATGGCCTATGCGAACCCACCTGCGCTTTCCAGTGATGATATAGTCATAACTGGAATCAAGGTAATGAACGGGCAGTCAAACGACGATGCTAATACTGATTATTCCGGCATGTACGGAGAGGAAGGATACGTCCTTGAACTTGAGAACGAGCTGATTGATACCGATCAGCTTCAGACAGTAGCAAATATTATCGGCGAGCAGATTGTAGGGGCACGATTCCGGAATCTTGAAGGCGATCTGGTATACAACCCGCTCGTCGAGTTTGGCGACATGGTATACACTTACGACCGATTAGGGAATAAGTACCTTACTCCTCTGACAGACGTTTCCGGAAATGTAGGCGGCCTGACTACAGTTAAGACACAGGCTGATGATCCGATCAGAGGCAGTAGTGATTTTTACGGGAATAGCACAAAAGCTATAGTTGCGGCACGCCAGATGGTCCGAAAAGAAACGTCCGCAAGAGAAGAGGCTATACGGAGATTAGCTGAAACACTCAATTCTTCGAGCGGCCTGTATATGACGCAGGAGCCACAACAGGATGGCAGTATCATATACTATATGCACAACAAGCCGACCATAGCAGAATCTAACATAATCTGGAAACTGACGGCGGAGGCGTTTGCCGTGTCGATTGATGGTGGAAAAACGTATCCTTACGGCTTTGCGGTGACTGGCGAATTAATAACCAGACTGCTCTATGCGGAGGGCATTAATGCTGATTATATTAACGCAGGAACACTCGTCGTAAGAGACAAGAGCGGAAATGCGATATTTGAAGCAGACATGGACACCGGATCAGTTACTCTTGACGGAAGTTGCGTGACGATCGGCGGTAAGCCACTTGATGAAAAGATTGAAGATGTTGAGAACATGGCAGCTCTGGCCAGAAACATGACCATGCAGCTTGATAACGACTATCAGGGTATCCCAGTTGACAGCGACGGCAACTATACAGAGTTCCCTGAGTGCACCACAACGGCGACCGTCATGTACGGCACACAGGATATTACAGACAACTGTACGTACACGATTACGACATCACAGAACATACAGGGAAGCTGGAATAAGGAAACTAAGACGTACACCGTTACCGGGCTGACCGCAGACAGCGGATGGGTGAACATCAAAGCCGCATATCTGAATAACCTTGTCGTATCGAAACAGTTCTCACTTGCGAAACAGTACGCCGGGCCGCAGGGAATCCCGGGCGTTGGAACAGATGGAAAGACAACGTATCTGCATATCCAGTACGCACCGGTACAGAACCCGACAGCGGCACAGATGAGCAAGACACCAAACAAGTACATCGGGACTTATACGGACTTTTCCGGCGTTGACAGTACCGACCCGACGAAATATAGCTGGACAAAGATTAAGGGTGAACAGGGGACTGCCGGAAGGACTTACTTCTTCCAGAGCAATGCGGATGTGTTGCTTATGGGGGCAGACAAGAAGATAACGCCGGCATCGCTCATTGTGGATTCGTTCTATCGTGATGGAAACGGAGAGATTGCACAGTCGCAGAAAGGCTGGTGGAAACTGGAAAAATCCACTGACAACGGCGCTACATGGTCGGTACTCACGGTATCACAGACTACGGCGCTTGACCGGCTGAACGTTAATGTCAACGGACTGTCGCTCAAGGCACATGACATGCTCAAGGTTTCACTGTATTTTGACCAGTCGAAAACGAAGCTTGCGGACTATCAGACTTTTTCCGTAGCGGTTGATGTAGCATCACTGACACAGGAACAGATAGTTGATATTCTGTCAGACAGCGGAAAATTCAAGGGATTGTACTACGAAAAAGATGAGAGTGGAAACCAGACATTGTATATTTCGTTCAATGCCGCAAAGGTGGAACACTTGCACT